AGCCCCATGGCATCAAGTCCACTAATCGACTTTAGCTGATACTCGCCTTTAAACACCGACGGAACAAGGAAGACGTCAATAACCCACTGTCCACCAGCACTAACAAGCGTCATCCGGTCAATATTCACGGAACCTCCAATTCCATTTTGACGCGAGCAATCTGACTTCGCGTATTCCGATAAATATCATCAGCACTTAGAGCCTTAGGAGAATAGTTGTTCTGCTCGAACCGGATCTCGGTGGTTCCAGATGTAGATGCCTGCTCATTGGAACTGTTCTTTGTGGACGCCCTAGTATCTCTAGCAATTGTAGCTGCCACCGAATAAGAAACACCAGTAGGTAGACTATTTGTCGATAACAAGGATCCGATATTCTTTGCATCCTTAGTGACCGACGTCAAATCTAGAACAGGAGTTATTGTTGGCTGGAAATCCGAGATGTTCATCATTCCAAATGCGAGATCGTTCATGATGTTATTGAATGCTGATACAGATGACGCTGCAAGATCCTTAGACGCTATCTCGACACTACGATCATCACGTAAGGCGTTGGTAAAGCCCTGCGCGACGTCCTGACCGATCCAGTAGAACACCTTTGATGGTGATTTACTCTTAAATATACCCTTAACCGCACCAATAGCTCCACCAAAAACATTCGTGGCAGTATCCGCAACACTCTTTGCCTTGCTAAGAAGTCCACCCGTCATGCCATCAATAAGTGCGGTTGCAAGATGTCCTCCTGCTCGGCGAATCTCTCCTGCATTTCGATCTATTGCCACCGCCATTCCATCTAGGAACTTAACTAGTAACTTCGCTGCTTTATCCGCAAAGTCAATTGTATTGCTCACAAGACCATCGAGGAACTTAAGTGCAGCATTTTTACCCGCCTCAATTAGACGAACGGCGCTTATAGCTAACTGGAGTATGATCTGAACAATGATGTTAGTTGCTGTTCTTATAATCTCTGATGCGCCAGAACCTAATCCGCCTAGGAATGCCTTGAGTGCACTCACTCCGGCAGCAACAATGCTTAGCCCCATATCGGTTAGGCCCTTTATAAGCTGTGTTACTATGTTCGTAGCCGCGTCAATAACCTGCCCGATATTAAGAGCAATTCCATTCAAGAACTGAGTAAGAAGATCAATTCCGGCCTGGACCATGTTAAGTGCATGCGCCATAAGCCCCTGCAAGAATGACACCATGAGATTAGAAGCAGCAGCCATGAGTAGACCCACATTGTCGGCCAGACTCTGGACGAAGCCGGTTAGAATCTCAACACCAAGCTGTGTTATCTGGTAAATATTGTCACGAACACCCTGCATGAAGTTCAATAGAAGAGTAAGGCCAGCTTGAACCATCACTGGAGACTTCTCAATCAATATAGCTGCGGCCGTGTCAATCAGAGATGAGAAGGCTTCACCAACCTTCGGCATAATCTTGATGACCATATCTAGGATCTTTTCAAGAATTCCCTGGAAGCTGTTGATTATCTCTGGTGCGGCGTCCAGAAGGACCTTGACCAGACTAATAATTCCTTCGGCGAACGCCTTAACAAATCCCGGAACGGCAGCAATAATGGTATTTAGTATCTTAACTAGGGATTGAATGCTCTTCTCGCCAGCATTCCCTAATTCCACAAGAGCCTTTGCCACTAAGAATGCGCCAACACCAAGAAGGGCAAATCCGGCGCCTATAACCATTAATGCAATACCCATTGCTTGAAGAGCGCCTAGTACCGGCGGGAAAGCCGCTAAAGCTACCGCTGCCGCGCCAAGAATAAGAAGAACTCCAGCAATACCTAGGAGACCAACAAGAATCGTCCCCAAACCAAGATTGCCAACGATCTCAAGCGCCTTTGCTAGAATAATAACAGCACCAGCAACAGCGATGACGCCCATTACACCTAATGCTGCTCCTTGAATGGCATTCACCGCTAGAACAAGCATGAAGAGTGTTGCACCTACGCCAATAAGGCCGGACACCATATCGCTGAAACTCAGTTTCCCAACTGTCTCAATCGCCTTTGCAATGATCCATAAAGACACAGCCATTACACCAAGTCCGGCTGCAACTTTAAGAAGATCTAGGTCATTAAGAACATACGTGAATGCGGCAATTCCAGCTAAAGTGAAGCCTAGGCCTGTGAGACCACGAATCATCTCGTCCCAGGTCATATCAGAGAAAGCCTGAATAGCCTTATGTACACCTCTAAGACCAAATGAGAACAGAAGGAAACTCAAGCCAACTTTCCCGACATCTGTCCCGCCCATAAAGTGGACTGCCGCAGCGAATAACCCAAGCGATGCTCCAACACCAACTAATCCATGCGCAAGGTCCTTCAAATCTATTCTTGAGAATAGGAAGATAACGCCAGCCAGAACGCCTATGGATGCCCCTAGAACAATCAGGCTGAACGCACTTCTTAAGAAACTGGCGTTATTTTTAGCAAAGAACTGCAAGGCCATTGTAAGGATCTGAATTGCGCCGAGAACTCCAAGAAGTCCCTTAGCTATCTCGCCCAAACTAAGCCTCGACATCATCCACAAAGATACAGAAAGTACTGCTGCTGCACCAGCAAGAAGGATCATTGACGCAGCAAGACCCATCATCTTAGCAGGATTCGTCTCGATCTTTGCAAGTAGAGCCATAGATGCCACAAGCTGACCAAAGCCGACAGCAAGAGCGCCTAATGAGGCAGCAATCTTCTTAGCATCAATAAAGGAAAGAACCAACACAGATGCTGTAAGAACTGCAACTGCTGCGGCAATACGGAGAAGAGCATCGGCTTTGACCTTCAACTGGAAAGCCTTCAAGGTATTGCCGAACTCTTCAAATAGGCCAGAAACTTTCTCCAAGAAATCAAACTGACCGAAATCTAGTTTCAGACCCTTCTTGAAGAAAGCGGCAAGAAGCCCAGTAATTCCCCCAAGAAGACCTACTTGTATGACCTTTAAAGCAGGATCAAACGCATCAGCACTAAATACGCTGGCTACTTTAGAACCAATCGTCGAAAAGAAAGTGCTTATCGCATCCCAAATTCCAGTAAGAACTGCTTTGACCCCGTTGAAGAATGCCTTAAATCCGTCCCCAACAGCGCTTATTGCGCTCTTCGCCTTCTCTCCAATTACAGAAAGACCGCTAAGTTTATCGATTATCTTCGAGAGAAGACCCTCAGACTCCTCAGCGCCGGGGATAGCTTCCCCACTACCGCCACCGAATAGACCAGCTATCTTATCTTTAGCAGTCTGAATAATATCGCCAAGCTTCTGGACTCCGGAGTTGATGAAATCGAAGAACTTCTTGATTCCTCCGCCCTCAACAAGCATCTCACGAAGCTTGGATATGAAATTACCAACTCCGGCGCCAGCAGCTAAAGCATTACCACCGAACCCGAAGATTATTCCGGCGAGGTTGCTAAAGACACTGAAGATACCTTTAACAATTTCCACTCCTATTTTGAAGATAGAAAAGACTCCGGTAAATACGGCCTTAACCTTAGCGGCAGTATCTGCACTCAGTATAAGTTTCTGAGTGAATTCTTTAAGACTTGTCGTCATCTTGATGAGGGTCTCAGCCGTCATCGGCGGGAAGACAGTACGGAATGCGTCTTTGATCGGGGTTAGGATAGAACTTATGGCTGCCAGAGTGTTCATAAGAGCACTCATCAGTTCGTTTCGACCGCCAAAGGCTTTCCACCCCTGAAGAAGCGTATTTCTAGCATCAGACCAACGATCGACAGCGCCACCTATGTAAGAGTATAACCCAGAGAATAGACCTTTTGCTTCTCCGAAATCGCCGATGATCATTTTAAAGGTAGTAGACCACCCGGTACCAATAGCTTCTTTGATAGTTCCAACCAGCTGAGTTGCTGTTTTCACTTCTGTTGCTGCCGCCGTTGCAGTCTTAGCCATATCCTGAATGGCAGCAATTTGTGATTCTGAGAAACCTTTGGCGGCTAGGGAAGAGGCGTCAAGATCTCCGGAAAGTCCACCAAGAGTTGTAGTTAGAACATCAGCAGTGAGCCACCCCTGCTCTAGTGAGTAACGGAAACTATTACCTGCATCTTTCCACTGTTCGAATGTCTGCCCCATAGGAACGTCTTTAAGTGTTCCCATAGCTTTAGCGGTCTCAAATAACTGAGTCTGGAATGCCTCTCCACCAAACCCAGCCTTCTCAACCGAAATCCAGTCCTGAAGTCTCACGGTTCCTGTCGAAATCGCCTGAGACAACTGATACATGCCGGTTGCCGCTTGTTCGGCATTTGAGCCGGACATTGCAGCAATGTTAGCAATACCCTTAATTGACATGACTGAGGTGTCTAGATCAACGCCAGCGGCGGTGAAAGTACCAATATTCCGAGCCATCTCGCCGAAATTATAGATGGTCTTATCCGAATACTCATTCAACTTATCAAGAGAGGCTGTGACCTGATCTAGGGTGGTCCCCTTACTCTTGGTGTTTGATAAGATAGTCTGAATAGAGTTCATATTTGTCTCATACTCAGAGAAACCATCCATGATCGGCTTCAAAGAAAGAGACTTAGCAAGACTAAAACCAGCATCTATCGCACGATTCGTTATGTTTGCTAGAGCAGTAATACCAATTGTTGCTAAAGCTGCAAATTTAGCACTGACGCCCTCAATAGCAGATGCCATCGGCCCCATGTTGAACTTATTTGCTGCACCCTGCAGCTCGTTCATGCTATCTGCGCTCTTGGAGAAATTCAAGCTTTGCTTTAACCTCTCGAGGGTCGATAATGTGTCACCAACCCTCTTTTGGAAGGAGGTGTTATCAAATGTAAGAGAAACAACTCTGTTCTCTACAGACGTAGTCATGACTGCACCTGCCTCCAGATGTCGGAAACGATCTTGTCAAATACGGGACGAATCCCGGGATTGATATAGTCTCTTCCTTGAACGTACCCCCCATTACGGGTGCCGTGCCCATACTGGATAAGGATAGCGACCTGCTTGCCGCCTTCGATGTCCGTGTTGTACCATTCAATCCCGGGATTCGATTTGTCGCGGATTACACGATACCCCCATGAGTCTGCAGCCAGACCTGTATCTTCTGGTGTAGCATCCGCTAGAGCATCTACTCCCATTTTGCCATATCGAGAGAGGTTTCGATAGAGACTCCCATCGGTCATCTTCTTAAGATATGCTTCGGTGTTCTTGAAGCTTCCAGTTGATGAAAACGAAAACATGGAGTCTCCTTAACTGAGTCTAGATGGTTCCGACGTCTTCAATGCTGAACGTATGTGCCTGATAATCTCCACGAATATCGGCAAACGTGTCAATCCATGCTCTGGCAATGAACGTGGTCGATACTCCCCATCCAGAAGGAATCTGGATCACTCGACTAATAGTCGCAGTAGTTCCCATGGCAGTTCCACTCTTAGGCGCGATAATAGAGTTAGTTCTCATCACAGGCGTAACTAAGTCCGTTGACTTAAAGATGGCAAAGGCGCAGCCAACAACGGCACCGCCTCCACCGGCACCCTCCATAAAGAATGCCTGCGCATCAAACCTATAGTACCGTCCAACTTCCGGGGTTAATGTTATGCTTAGACCTGTGACAGAAACCCAGTTTCCAATGGAAAGTGGAACAAGAGAACTATTGGTAGTGCAGCCAAGAATGCCCTTCCCGGCACCATCTACATATAACTTATTCGTCGCATCTGTGTCTGCGGTTGGCGCATTGCTGACCGTAGCGTCAGGAACAATTAATCTTCCAGTATCCGTAACAAATGCGCCGGAACCCTGAACGACAGTGCCTCCTGTCCCATCGGCACGAACAATAGCATTATCAGATGAGCCGACAGTCCCACCAAGACTTCCCGGAGGGCCGGTTGGGCCGGGAGGACCGATAACGGATCCAGCGTTTATGGTGCTTCCATCATGCCGAGATAGTATTAAATCCCCACTAGAAACTGAACCACTAACAATCGCCTGGTCCTCAATTGCCTGCATTCGAGCAGCAGTAAATCCTGTAACTGTAGCCATTAGAAATTCCTTTACTCTGTTGTATCAGAAAGACTATATGAATCTGGAGTCAAAGTTGTGACGTTTGCGTTAAGTATAGTAAATGTCCCTGTCGTGCTATTAACGGTTATTAGCTCTGCGTGATCGGTCGATGCCGTCCAGGTACCATTACCATTATCGGAAATACTAATAGCTACTATGCTAGATAGGTCTTGTGTGTCACTGATTCTATACTGAAAATCAGTCTCATATACCGCATTCGCCTTCTCTAATCTAAACTCGTCATTAGGCAAGAGGAATATGTATCCCTCATAATCACTTGATGCAGTCCATGTCCCATCACCATTATCAGTGATCTTCATATAGGCCCAGTTCTGCATAAGCATGGGAAGACCGAGTACTGTCTCTATCGTTGGTGTATATGTTTCGTCACCATAAAGGCGGCGCTCAATTTCAATTAGAAGTCCTGGATCAACTTCGTCAGTGATAATAGTCATATAAGTAATCGGCGAACCACTACCATCACTATTAAACTCTGATACCGGAGTCGGATACGTCGTTAACTCCCAGGCTATTTCTACTGGTTCTAAGCTATCAGCCTGCGTCTCATAAGTCCGATCGACTGGAGAAAACACACCTAAGAATATAACATGAATTTTATAGCCACCACCGACATCTCCACCAAAATCATTCCCAATCTTTGTTCTATATGAGAATGCTACAGGAAAAGAAACCTGTTCGCCTGCGGTTATACCTCGTCTTGGTGCGTAATCCCCAGTGATATACTCTAGAACCCAAGGATATGTATAAGCAGTAACGGTTGCTGAAAAAGGCTCTCTAGTCTGACTCTCGCCTATCTTTACGCCATCATAATATATGTTTTCCTTAGTTCTTCCATGGTTCTCTTCAACGGAAATTAACCCGTTCCAGGGAAGAACGGTGCCATCGGTGAAGTAAAGAACCCCTCGGTCGAGACCCGACTCATATGCTTTCTGACCAACATCATCCCAAACAATTTGCGGCATATGTCTCCCTTTCTTATCCAGAAGTTCCAAGTTCACGTCGGCGACGAGCATTCAACTCTCTGTTTCTTGCCGCCGCTTCGTGTCTCCCCATCTTTTTCGGTTGTGAGTTCTTAAGGTTACATATTCTTATAAGTGAGAACAAGCGATTCAGATGCCAGTTCTCAACTTCAAAAGGAATGTTAAATGCGACCAACCAATAATATATGAGCTCCGAAGTTATTCTTTCACCACGACGCCCCTTAACTTCGGGCATCTCTCCAAAGGTCGTTGCTGACTCTGGCGACTCAATATACCGGTTTATCGCCTCAAAGTCACTTTGCGTAAGAATTGATATTGGATCCTCAACAGGATTCTCATTTGTAATCATAAATCGTATATAATCTAGAACTTCATTTGTATCTTTCTCATCACTATCTAAGAATGGTCTTTTGTATTTTGACTCCCATTTTGACAGGGAGATCAGAGAATGTTCAAGTTCTAGGATTAATCCGTTCTTTGTGATAAATGATTGCGTCTCTTCGTCAAAGAACTCGTCTCCACCAGTTTCAATCTGTAACATTCTCTGATCTCCCTTGTCAATTGAATCAGAAGTCGAAGAACCAATCGTCGTCGACAACGGCCGGGAACTTATACCCGGTGTTCGGCATCGCCGTGACGATCTTATCCTCAGTAATGGCGGGCTGAGCACCAGAGGTGAGAGCCACACCATCCATGTAGTAGGTGACTCCGGTGACCGAAGGAATCGTAATGACCTTCGTACCGCTATTATAAGTCGGAGCCGTAGGCGTAACCTCAGTCAAAGCACCAGAGAAGATCGCCAGAACTGCGGCGGGCGTTGGCAACGACGGATCAGTACCAGCCGTACCGTAGAGGAACTGCTCAAGCTCAGCCAGATCACCAGCAGAGACCTGAGTGGAATCAACCGTGATGATCGAAGTCGGAGTGTAACCAGCAACAGCAACCGGAACCGTGGTAAGCTCCCAGCTGAACGTGATAGCCTCAGGCGAATCGTTCACGGTAGAGTAGGCCCGCTCTGAAGGGCTTGCGCTGCAACCATAAATCATATGCAATTTATAGCCATGCGCGTCACCGTCAAGATCATTACCAATCCGAGTCCGGAAAGACAGACCAAATGACTTCCGGCTCTGCTGTCCAATGGTAACGCCAGGGCTAGGGACACCAAGACCATCAAACGGCGCAAACTCATCGGGATAAGTGAACGCCTCAATCGTGGCGCCAAACTCCTCAGCAGAGAAGAGGTTGAGGTACTTGACGTTGTCGGCGTACTGAGCGCTCGGCTCGGCGCCAGAAGGAGACTCCGTAACGGAGGTCAAACCATTCCAAGCTACGCCATTGTTATAGACGCCAGAACTGTTAGGGATGTAGAGGACGCCACGATCGACACCAGTCTCATAGACTCGCTCGCCAATGCCGTCCCAAGTCAGGATAGCCATGTTATCTCCTCAGAAGTAGAGAGTGTATACGTCATGATTCAGATTGTCAGCCGTAAAGAAACGCTCAAAACGAGACATCGGTAGTGCGCCAACCTTAGCGGGTATGAGGCTGTCTGGGTCTCGATCTATAACAGTTATCTGATAGCGAATCGTCGACTTATACGGATTGTCATCCGCGTATTCTGTTTGAATGCTGTCTCGATGATAGACAATGCACGGATATTTCATCTTCACCGTCGGAGGAGGTTGAAAATATACATTGTCAGTACCAAGAATTGAAACCAGCTTAGTCTGGAGCTGGAGGCGTGGGGCCATTGTAAACACTCCCAAGACTAAGGATAAGCCGGGGGCTTCTGACCTCGACCGAAGTCACAGACCAGAGAACCCCCGACCATCGCACGTATTTAATATCAAAGAAGTGTTCGACGGCATACTCATCAGCAACTATGCTAATTGAGTTCCCCACGGATATATCGTTATTAAGTGATTCTCCAGATTCTAAACGTCGAGTGTTTCGAATAACGTCCCCAAAATATGGGAACTCAACGATAGAATCAACCCAAACGCCAGAATTGTCTGGTGTCTCTATAGACTCACCATAACCAACTTCTCCGTGAAATCTTGCCATCGTAACTCCTTATCAGGCGTCGTTCTCGAAGCTCCAGGTGTCATCATCACTGGTCGCGAAGTAGTAACCAGCAGCCGGCGTGGCGTTAACCACATAGGTCGTCCCAGAAGCAACGGCATAAGGCGAGCCAGCAGCGTTGATAACCGTGCCGGAGCCATTCTTGTAAACAACGCCGGTGGTGTTAACAATCGTCACCTGAGTACCATTGAAGGTCGGAGCCGCAGGCGTCACCAACACATCCGAGCCAGCAACCTTCTTGATGGCAATAGCCGACTTCAACTTAGTAAGAGCACCAGAGATACGCGTCTCAATCAGATACTTGTACTGGTTGTAATCGATGTCGAAGTCATCGAACATGCTGACGTTCCCGCCCTGATCGGCGCCAATGACATAGTCCGACATGTTGACAAGAACACCAACAATGTCCGGGTACTCCTCCATTGCCTCGACCGGAACAATCTCCTTGACCCGGAGCTCAGCACAGACCTCATCCAGGCTCTTGTAGATGCGACGACCGACAGTATCCTTGAGGATCATGAACTTCGAGATCACGGTCTCGGTAGTGTAAAGGGTCGGAAGACCAGAACCACGGTACATCGCCCGATGCAGAATAAGAGCATCGATGACCTCAGAAATCGAGGAGTTCGAGTCATCAAGATTCACGTTGATGACGGAGGTGTACAGCTCATGGTCCTTGGCGATCGGACGAATGTTCTGCTCGTTGATCTTATCCTCGTGCGAGACATCACGACCATCCGAGAGAAGAATCGCTCGCGCAATCTCCTCATCGAGCATGATCCGCATCTCACCCTTGAGCCAGGCAACAACGTCGAAGTCAGTGATGTCGACCATATCATCACGATCGAGCTTCTGCTTCTTGTAGATCGTGGTGGGAATCGTGACACGAGATGCAACCGGGAAGAACTCTTCCTTCTTCATCGTACCAGTAACATAACCCTTGGCTCGAGCGTCCTCATAAGTGAGGTCTGCCGAGATGGTCTTGATCCGGCTGAAGGGGCTCTTTCGAGCGCCATTCAGAACGTTGTTAACCCACTCAGTACGCCGAGCAAAGAACTCTGGAGTGGAATTTAACGTCTTGGCTTCCGGGAAAAGGACGTTGATATCGGTGATGCCATGCTGGAGAGCATAACCATCAACGGCATCCTTCAGGGAACCAAGTTTAGAGGCATCAGCAACGATGCCCTCAATGTCAGCATGCGAAAGCGTGATGGCAGACCCACTGACGCTATCGGTGTCCTTCTCGAAAACATTCTTCGACACGTTGTCACCTTCCTTATCGGAGTTTGAGTGCTCGGCAGTATTATCAGATTCCTCGACGATGCTCATAGCCTCGCCAAGCATGTAGTGAAGCACTTGCTTCTGTTTCTCATTCATGGACTCATAAATATCAGAGATGGTCTCATCATCGTCATCATCCGAGGATCCATCATCAGCGTGCTCAATCTCAGTATCATCACCAGAAGAGTGCTCAACACCAACGTCTTCGAACTCAAGTCCAGTGTAAATAACAGC